GTTAACTTTGTTAACGACGGCTCGACATGCGCCTGTGCGCTTTGAGACGCGCTACAGCGCGTTCGGGCGGCTGGCCGCATTCACCCCTTGCCGCTGTCACGAACGTCTGGCTATGCCCCCCCCACGCGCTCACGCGCTACATATATCATATATCATCACCCTCACCACAAAGGGGCCAAAATTCAACAAAGGTAAAGGAATTTGTGCGGGGTGTAACTATGCAGATTTTGCACAACTACGCAAAAATTGCACACCCAAGCAAAATATGTGCAATTATGTGCACTGTGCAAAAATTGCTTGACAACGCAAAAATTGCATGGTATAATGATAGTAGAGGAGCATTGGAATTTATATCGAGGGTAGAGTACCAAACGCTGTTGGAACTCTTCACTACAAAGAATTAGCACAAGGAATTGGGATGTCATGAGCGAGAAGGAACTTAAGAGGGGACTGAATCCTCGACATCGGATGATGATTACGTTGTACCTTCAAGGGATGGATATGCATAAGATTGATAATCACCTTGGGGTGACACATGGATATACGAGTGCGATATTGCAGACGGATATTGCGCGGGGGGAAATTAAGAAGCGGATGCAGGAGCTTGATATAGAGGCGCATGATACAATGGCTGCGATGGCGGCGAGTCAAAGGGTTATTGCGGGAGCCGCTCCGAGTATAGCGGCGCAGTTGGTGAGTGATGCGTTGGATGGGGACAACAAGCCCGCAGAGCGGACAAGTGCCTGCAAACAGGCCTTCGCTATTCTCGCGGGGCGAGCGGGAGAGGATGAACGCCCTGTGGGTGAGGGGCTTAAGATATTTATTCAAGGAGCCGGCGGTAAGGTAGAGCAAGCGGTGGATATATTCCCCGACCATACCGACGCTCGTGATGGTGTGGCCAAAGAGTTGATGGGAGGGCTTCATGGGCCGAATGGCGGAGCTGACGAAGAGGGTCCAGCTGCGGACGAGGAATAGGCTGGTAATTGTTGTAGCATTCGTAGCTATTGTCCTCGCTGCGATGTTCGGACTCTACAAGATGTTTCAGACAGAGGCGGAGTTGGAGTGGAAGGATATTGAAATGACTTGGGAGCAGGTCCCGGAAGGGATTACCTACGAGCAGTTTGAACAATGGTATAAAGAACAAAACCAAGAGCGCTAGCTCTGCTCCAAGGAAGCAACCTGAGGTACCCCCAACGCGAGCATGAGAGCGATATTATCTAATGCCATACAGCATTAAATACGTGAAGGGTTCCAAGCGGCCATATAAGATTGTGAAGAGCGATACGGGGAAAGTGGTGGGGAGTAGTAAGACACGGGCGGATGCAAAGGCGTCTATTCGAGCGAGGTACATGGGGGAGAGCAAGGGAAAGTGAATACTCTTCACCGAGAGGGTTTTAGGAGCATTCAGCTTAATCCATCTCAAGAGAGGTATCTTCTTGACTGGAGCCGGAGGCTCGCATTCTTCGGCGGGGTTGGGAACGGAAAGACTACCATCGGTGTGTTGAAGGTTATACAGACCATGCTCGCATTCCCAAAGGCGGAAGCCCTTATTGGACGGCTGGAGTGGCCGACATTGGAATCAACCACTATGGCGGAATTCTACGAGCTTGCTCCGCCGGAGGATATCAGGGAAGCTCGGAAGGGGCCTGGGAGTCCGGTGTGCATATTCCGCAATGGGTCGAAGGTTCACTTCAGACACCTTGCTATTAAGGGAGACCGGAAGAAAGCCTTTCAACGGCTGGCAAACCTCAACCTTAATCTTATCCTCATTGACCAAGCAGAGGAGATAGACCAAGAGTGGATGCAACACTTTAGAGGGCGGCTCCGGCGTAAGGTCTATAATAAGGTTGGAAAAATGTGTCCACATCAGGTTGCGCTCATCGGGAATATGGCCGGACGTAATTGGATTTGGAAAGAATTTAAGGAGCCGCTCGAAAGCACCGGGAAGCCCAAGCCAGACAATTCTCTCATCGAAGCATCCACCTATGATAACCGGGAGCACCTGCCAGCTGAGTTCCTCGCCGACCTTGAGAACGCACCAAAACAATGGTATCGTAGATACGTGCTTGGAAGTTGGGATGACTACGAGGGACTTATCTTCGGGGAACTCAACAGACATATTCATGTCGTCCAGCCGTTTGAGATTCCACCTTCATGGGAAAGGTATATATCCCTTGACCACGGCTCGACGAATCCAACAGCAGGTCTTTGGTATACCATCCATCCAGAGGGCGAGGACATTTTCTTCTATGATACCTACTACCAGCGTGGGTTGCTTGTGCGTGAACACACTCGGAACATCATGGACCAATGTAGACAAGACCTGAATTCTACCTATATCATGCGGCATTGGGACCCATCGGTATTCTACAAAACACAGCAGAGCAAAGAACGTGGAATGTATTCCCTCTACGATATTTATATCGAGTCGGGAATTGAGTATGCGAATCAAGAACCAATTCTCAGGGAGCTCATTCCCTATGGAATTGGAGCTAATAACGATTTCCGTGCAGGGGTGGAACGCGTCAACAACTATGCGAAGGTTGACCCTGAACATAAACATCCATTGACCGGGGAAATAGGCGCACCGAGGCTTCATTTCTTCGATGGTAAATGCGATATGTTCTGGGCAGAGCAAGGCGGATATACTTGGAAGCCTGGACCGGGCGGGCTGGATGCAGAAATGACCGGCCCTCAACCGGAGGTGGAAGACCCAACGAAGGATAATCATCTAATGGATTGTATCCGTTATGGAATCCTGACTCGTCCACCTCTTAGTCTCGTGAGGGAACTGCGAAAGCAGATGCCGCTCCTCGACCGTTGGAAACAGAAAGAGCAGCAGAAACTCTTCGGGCAATCTTGGAAGGTAGCATAATGACTTTATTGCCTCTTCCGGTTGCCGGAACAGGGACAGCACAATGACCGACTGGAACAAAGAAGATGAACGCATAGCGCAAGTGGAAGATTGGTACCGCATTGCGTATGAGAATGATGGTGATTGGCGCGACCGTGCGGAAGCTGCCTATGATTTCTATTGGGGAGAACTGCGTGCTACATTCTCAGATGCACAGCAAGCAGAGCTTGAAGAGGCTAAAGCTCCTATGCTCTCCATCAATAAGGTTCAGCCGAGGGTGAATATGCTGGCGGCGATGCAACGCCTTAATCGCTACGAGCCGGTTGTTAAAGCTGAGACAGACCCCAAGGATGTTCCGGTTGGGAAAATCCTTACCCATGTCATGAGACATATAAACAACAAGAATGACCAAGACTTCCTCGATTCGTGGACCTTCATGGATGCATGTATCGGAGGGCGTGGGTATCATGGTAGTTATATTGACTATACCAATAACTTCTTTGGGGATGCGGCTACGAGGTATATCAATCCCTTCAACGTCCTGTTCGACCCAACTTCCATCCGACCTGATTGGCTCGACGCGGAATTCGTCATTGAGCAGCGGTGGTTTACACTCGATGAAATCCAACGCTTCTGGGGGAAGCGGAAGAGTAAACTTGCAGAGACCATTTTCGAGAATCGCCAGATGTTGGGAGATAGTGCAGACGGTGATGTCTTTACCACCGGCCAAGCTCGGATAAGTATGGACCATTATCGAGTGAAGGAATGTTGGCATAGAACCTATGAAGAACTTCCATACCTTGCAGACGTTCGTACGGGCGACCTTAAACATATGCCAGATGAAGATGAGGCGTTTCGTATCGCTTCGCAATACCCTGGCCGCTTTTATCAAATCTCCATTTGGAAAGCTCGTATGAACGTGACGGTGATGTCTTGTGGAGTGGAAATGTTCCACGGCCCATCACCGTATGAAAGCCCTCGCTACAATATCTTTCCAACCTTCTGTTTCTATGTAGGCGGGCGGCAGGATGGTGTTGTAGAATCTCTTAAATATCCACAGATGGAAATCAACAAGCGGCGGAGCCAGATGTTACATATTACCAACAAGACCGCGCATAGTCCTTGGGTGCAAGACCAAAATGCAGTTGTTGGTGGAGATGACCTCTTGGAGAAGAAGGGCACACGGCTCGATGTGATTACCAAGAGGCCTGGGTCTACGGTGGATCGAATTCCGGCTGGAGATTTCCCCATTGGCCTTGTGCGGCTGGAACAGATGGCTGACCAAGAACTCCAAGATGTGTTAGGGATTTCGGTTGAGACACTTCCGACGGGAGGTATGGGCACTGGCGGTTCAGGTCGTGCGATTGCTCTCCGACAACAGCAGGGAATGAAAATGCTTTCTCTCCCAATGGACAATCAACGCCTCACTCGTCGGAATTGGGGGAGATGGTTGCTTCGTACCATTCAACAGTTCTACACTACCGAACGTGTCTTTCGTATTGATGAACCCGATGAGCAGGGACGTGACCGCTACATTGCCATCAATGCGCGAGATTACGATAGAATCAAAAATGACGTCACAGTTGGCGACTATGACGTTGTTGTGGCAGAGGAGCCGCTTTCACCTACCAATCGACAGGCGATGTACAACACCTTCGTGGAGTTGCTACATCAGGGGATACCAATCCCGCCGGATTTGGTAGTGGAACTCTCCGACATGCCGAGGAAAGAGGACGTAATCGCTAGGTTGCGCGACTATGCGCAGGAACAGCAAAACGCTGGAGGAGGAAAGAGAGATGCCGAAAGAGCAAGAGAAACCGTCCCCGTCGGAGCATGAAGAGAAGCTGTCTGAGCTCGCTGGTATGACTGGCTTGTCTGAAGCAGCTAGAGAGGCAGCCGCCTTTGCTGCATTGGAGAAGCAAGAGGAGGATGGTGAAAGTGGGCTTGGTGAGCTTCTTCATGGTGCAGAGGGTGAGGACGATGAACAGCCCGAACCGTCGAAGGAAGAAGAATCCGAGGAGGAAGAAGTCTCCGAGGATGAAACTCCCGAAGAGGAAACCGAAGAGCAAGAGGGTTCCAAAGACACCTCTCGGGTACGCCGGAACCTGCAACGCGCAAGGCGCGAGGAGCGAGCAGCCAAACAGCGGGCCAAGCAGTTGGAAACTGCGATGGTCAATATGGAAAACCGCATCTTGGAGCTCGAACAGGGACAGGTTCGTGGACCGCTTGAGGGTAAGGATGATGACGACACGCTCACCGTTGCGGAAGCCAAAGAGCTGCTTGCGAAAGCTCAGAAGTTGGGTAAGAAGCGTGAAGAGCCCGCTGAGCGCAAGACTCGTGGACCTTCCATTCGTCCCGAAGCTGTTGAGGACGTACAGGTGAGTGAAACGGAATTCCGTCAACAACATCCTGACTATGACATCGTCGTTGCTGGAATCCCTTGGACTCAGGAAGACCTCGATGAGATTACGGACAGTGCAGACCCCGCAGCTACAGCCTATGAAATGGCACTGGAGTTTCGGGAGAAGAGTGCTGGACATAAGGGTGGTAAAGGTCGGGTTGAAAAGGCTCTGAAGGATAGAGAACGTGTAGAGAGAACAAAAACCATTTCCCGGACACGCGGAGGGCGTGAGGGGCCAAAGGGCGACAAGACGGCTTCTCTACCGCCGAATCTCCATCAACGTATTATGGAGGCGGATGAGAAAACTGTTGAGAAGCTTTTGGATAAATACGGCGCGGGACCAATTATCCGTCCGTAGCCTTCAGCCTTCGTCAGTGTCCATACTTTAAGGAGGTTATGAAGTGGCTTTAACTGAGGTTACTACCAACCTTCAGGAAGAGCTTTGGGGTAGTAGCCTGTGGAGAGCGGTCATCCAAAGGATGGCTTGGACGAAGTCTATGGGCATTGACGAGAACAACATCGTCATCGTCCGTAACGAATTCCAGAAACAGGCTGGAGACAAGCTCACAATCGGTTTGTCGTACCCTTTGAGCGGTGAAGGTATCGATGGGGACAACAAGTTGGAGGATAATGAGGAGACTCTGCAGACCTTCGACTTCGCGTTCTACATCAACCAGAAGAGAAACGCCGTTCGCCTGAAGGGCAAGATGTCGGAGAAAAAGACGCGCCTCAAGCTACGGCGAGAGGCTCGCGACCGGCTCAGCCTTTGGCTGAGTGAAATCATCGACAAGGAGTTGACGAGGAAGGCAGCCGGTGTTACCACTTGGACATTTGCAAATACTCCAACCGCGCCCACCGTGGGGCTTTATGGTGGAGACGCAACCGGCGATACCGATATGGCCAGTAGTGACTGGCTCGGAACGGCGGAGATTGACCGAATGAAAACTCGTGCACAGACTGCGAGTCCTAAGGTTCAACCTCTCCGTATCGCTGGTGGGGATTTCTATGTCCTCCAGATTCACCCAAACCAAACGTACTTGCTGAAGCACGATTCCAATTGGAAGAATGCTCAGATGTACGCCATGCCCAGAGGAAGCAGCAACCCCCTCTTCACGAACGCCATCGGCGGTTGGAATGGGGTTCTCATTCACGAGAATGAGGAGCTTCCCGAGCTTACCATCAATTCGTTAGCGTGTCGTCGGGCCCTTCTGCTCGGTCGACAGGCGCTGGTGTTGGGCTTCGGCGGGGCCATCAGCTGGCAAGAAGAGACATTCGACTTCGGGAATCAGGTTGCGTTCGCAGTCGGACGTATTTTCGGATGTCAAGCGGCCAAGTACAATTCCAAGGACCTCGGTCGGATTGCGATGGATTCTTATGCACCGGCCCCAACCGGCGTAGCGCACTCGTAAGGAGGTGAGGCGGAATGACTATCACAACTAAAGCACTGCAGTACTTCCACCTCACGGTGAGAGACCCGGAAGGTAATCCCATAGAGTCTGGGATTGGCTATACGGTCTATACTGCGGGTAGTACAACCGCGGCCACCATCTACTCCGACGAGGCGGAAACAGCCAAAACGAATCCGGTCACAACCACCGTGTTTGCCACGGACAAGGAGATTAAGTTCTGGCTCAACGCGGCGAGCTGTGATATTCTGTTGGATCTGGCCAATGGACAACGCGTGTTTCTCGATGGGATAACCGCAGCGAAAGAACATAATGCGATTATTCCAGATCAGGAACAACAACAGGCCGTTAAGGTTGGCAAGATCTTCGAGTTTGACTGTGCCGAAACAGCGGTCACGAACGTGATTATTCCTGCGTTGGCAAACCCGCGCGGGATAATTATCACCCACGTCTTTGGCATCGTCACAGAGGCGATGGTTGGTTCATCCCAAGACCAAGGTATTGTCACAGTCAGCGATGAGAGTGACAATTCGATTTGCACTTTGACGCCTACTGATGCTGCGGCTGATGCAATTGGAGACTACATTCTAGGTTTCCAAGCGCAGTCGACTGCAACCGGAACGGCAGGGAAGAGCGTTGCTGCTGGTGAATATGTTGATGCAGTTGTGACTCAGGCAACTGCTGGGGGCACACCAGCAGGGAAATACAAGGTGTACGTCGAGTATATCCAGTTGTAAGGTACTCGCTCGCGCCCGTTGCGCTTGCGGCCACAGTGTCCCACGTGAGGGGGTTAGTCAATGACAGCCTCCTCACGAATGGGGCATAAGGAGATTGAGATGGTTGTCTGTGGAGATTGCAAACATTTTGAGGATGTTCCGGAAGGGGAAGTACCATCCTCTTTGGGCTTGAGTTCCAAGCAGCCCATTGATTGTGGACTGTGTCTGAGATTCCCTCCGCGATGTGCTGTCGATGGTGCTGGCTATGCTGCTCTCGGCCAGTTCCCGTGGGTGCATAAAGAGATGACTTGCGGCGAAGGCAAAGCGACCTAAAGGTCTGTTCCACCGGCCGGAACAGGGAGATGTAAATGGCAGCCTTTACATATACAGAGCTCGTAACTGCGGTCACTAGCCGCAACCGGCGTACAAACAGCGCGAGCCAAATTGGTGAAAACGTCATCTTTGCGTTGACGAAGATCGGGGTACGGTTTAGGGTCCCGGCTTTGCAGGCCCTAAAGACGAGCGTTACGACAACGGCGTCTACGGCGACGACAGCTGTAGCAGACGACTTCGTAGAGCTTTATGATGAGAACAGTCTCATCTATGATGTTGAAGATGAGGGTCGCAATATCGAGGTCCTTCATCCTGAAGTATTCATTGCTGATTATCCAAGACCACAAGACGCTACGGAAGATGAACCTCAGAAGTGTATGGTCTATGGTGGAAAGTTCTATTGGTATCCTGTGCCAGATGATGCATATGCCATCAAGTATTACTATATGAAGGAACACCCTACTATCAGTGGGTCCACCACCCATTCCTTGGGCGCGAAGTTCAATCGGGCAATAATCGCATTAGCAAATGCGTATACATATGAGGACTTCCAGGAATACGTCGATGCTCAATATTGGTTTAACATTGCGGAAATGGAATTGTCAGATATTATGGGAGCACGACCAAGTGGGATTCGTTGGATGAAAAGGGATGCGCTATATGCGTAGGAGGGAGAGAGATGATAGGGTCAAGATGTAAAACTGTTCTATTCACGTTGGCTGCGGTCTTGATGTTCTTTGTGTTCATTGCGGCATTCGATTCGGCAGGCCGTAGTATAATAACGGCTGGCCCGTGGAACGTGACAGAAGCAACACACGCTGCTGGTGGAGGAGCCGCCTCTACGGTAGTGAATGCCAGCGCGGCGAGATTGCGCTGCATGTGGTTGGTCGCAGACGCTGCGAATGCGGTAGCAAGTATTTATGACAACGCAAGCGCTGCATCAGGAACCACTTTGGGACAGCTGCGTGTAGCTACTTCTGGAGAAACCGCGAGCACGCCAAATATAGACGTCAACGCGGCGAATGGACTCACCGCGTCTGTGACTGGCGGGCAACTGTACGTCGTGTGGAGGTAGCGACATGAGGCTTCGATATATAATAATCGCGTTGGTTTGTCTGTCCCTGTGCGCCGGGCTTGCTATTGGTTTCACCGAGACTTGGAATACCGGAGCCGGCAGTTTCGAGGCGTCCCCCGCTGATGGCGACCAAATCTCCGAGGGCGCTGGTAAGATACGTGGAACGCGGATTGCCGTTAGGGAACGGATGGCGGTTGAGCATGATTTCGGTACGGGGGGTGGTTTGGGGGATACAGGGAAACATCTAGAGGGATCCGCGCGGGCGTATATACAGGACACAACGCCATCCGATACTGATGAAGGACGGATATGGTTCTCTCCTACAAACCACACCCTTAAGTTCGCTAACGAAGCTGCATATGTGTATGCCATTGAGGATTGGACGAAACTTTGCTATCTCGATAATGACCTTAATATTACTGGCAAACGTGCGTTCTCTGGCACTGTCGACCTTCGTGAGAATGTAACATTGTTGGCCGGCAAGACCATAGATGGCGTTGACCCTAGCGACCATCAATCAGCTGCTACCCTTGACCATCCGGACAATTCTGTGACAGAGGATAAACTTGCAGATGGTATCCTCGCCAAAATGGAACGTAATACCGTTTTTGATGTCTTTGGCGGAGATGGTAGCGATGGTGATGTATCGCTCGACAATACCAATTTATCCATTGCTGAAACTGAGAGTGGTTTGGGTGTTGCCATCAAACAGTATGATGATATCACCTTGGCCAACACCGCAGACATCACTGTGGATGCTGGAGTGCATGTACTAGTAATTGGTGTTAAGGGAACACTTACCCTTGGAGCTGGCTGTACTATAAATATGAATGGGAAGGGCGCAATTGGCGGTGCCGCACCTGCTGCCGCGGCCGGTGCCGGCAATCCAGGAAATGGTGGCGGTGACCTTTACAACCAAGCTGTTGGCGGTACTGGCTCCGCTGGAGGCACACCTAGTAATTTACTTAATCTTAGCGGTGGTGGTGGTGGTGGAGCCGGAAGCTCCGGACCGAATGATGCGGCAGGTGGTGGTGGAGGTGCAGCTGGCATGCCTGGCGCAAATGGAGGTGCTATTGCTGCAAGCGGAAGCTCCGCTTCTGATGTTTCAGATCGTAGGATATATATTATCGATTCTGTTTACTCAGCTGCTAATTGGATACAAACCGCTTTGCAGGGGTATGGTGCAGGCGGTGGTAGCGGCGCTAGTGTTTTTGCTGCAAGCGGTGGTGCTGGTGGAAATGGTGGAGGAGTTATATTCATTGAAGCTAATACAATCGTATTGGATGGAGATATACAGGCGAATGGTGCAAACGGTAGTAATGGGGCAACTGTCTATACTGGTGGTGGTGGTGGTGGTGGTGGTGGGCTTGCCGTACTATTGTATAAAGTAAAGTCGGGAGCAGGAAGCGTTACTGCTACCGGCGGGAGTGGTGCCACAGGAACGAATTACAATGGTGGCGATGGTGGAAACGGTTTAGCAGTTTCGTATGACGTGGATGGTTAAGGATGGCAATCGAACTTATTGAACAGCAAGGTAGCCGAGCACAACCTACTCAAGAACTCTTTCCAGTGGGCGGGTTGAATGTAGATTTGCCTTCTACGGAGTTGAATGAGGCCGAGAGTCCCTCATTGAAAAACATAATGTTTCATCGATATAGTGCTCGGAGCCGTCCAGGCCTTTCTCTTATGGGCAGTAACGGGCTTCCGGTGACGGGAATTCCGGTAGGCCTTTTCAGTTACACTAAGCTCGACCAGACACGATACTTTGTCCTTATGACCACGAGTGAACTATACAAATTCGATAGTGTCGGGCAAACGTGGTCAAGTATTAAAGGCTCCGTGGACATTTCATGTATCTCTACCGACTTTGCGAGTGCGGCGTTCTTTCCAACCACCACGACGGACACGCTTATCATGACCAACGGTAGTGATGTAATCATCAAATGGAATGGGTCAGGTAATGCGGCTGCATTGACTTGTCCTTATAAGGCGAAGATTGTATCGCCGTATAGGGATTACCTACTCCTTATCAACTGTGAAGTGAGTGGTACGTGGATACCACAGCGGGTAATTTGGGGAGATATTGGTCAACCTGAAGTATTTACTGGTGGAACCTCTGGGCAATATGATATTATCTCAGGTGGCTCTAACCTTATTGCAGCAGAGAAACTTCGTGGGGTTGTGTATCTCTACACTGAGGAATCTATTGTATCATTTTGGTGGGTTGGAGGACAGCAGGTCTTTCGGTGGGAAGAAGTTGTACCGGGAATAGGGCTTGCTGGAAAGAGGACAGTGGGAGATTTCGGTGACTTCCATATCCTACTTGGATGGGAAAATGTATTACTCTTTGATGGTACACAACACCTTCAGCGGCTTGCGGACGGCAAGGTGCAGGAGGACCTCATCGGTAATATCAACTATGATTATATAGACAACGCCTTCAGTATTGTTGATAGAAAACTTGGTATGTATTCCTTGTTTGTTCCTGAGGGTTCTTCACAATGGCCTACGGCAAGATGGGTATACAATCACCGTCAAGGGTTATGGACTAGATATGATTATGACCTTTTCTATAGCCTCCTTGACGATAATGATGAAACTGCGGGATTCTGCGTTCCTGCACATTATAAGGATTTTACGGGGCTTACGTGGGAACAAGCCGAGGGTGCATGGACAGCTTGGACGGCGCGAAGGTGGCGGGATAGAGACGTTAGCAAAGACGCACCGAGGATTGCTTTCGCATCGAACACCAAGAATGTGTATGAAGAAAACGAAATTGCACTCGATGATGTAGGAACTGCTATTGACAACGATTATCAAACTAAAGACTTTCAAGTGGGTTCCTATACACGCACTATCAAGTTGGAATTCGAGGCGATAGGGACGACGGTGGATATTAGTTACTCTACCGATGAAGGTAATAGTTGGACGTCCCTTGAAACTGTCACTTTGGATGCAGCGGATTATAATAGATACGAAGTATTCCTTGATACTTTCGGCAGTCGCCTCAGATTCCGCTTCAGGAATATATCTACTACTGGTTGGTTTGAATTACGGAAATATCGTTTCTGGGCAATACCGAGGAAATAAATGTCGATTCCCGACAAACCAAAATGGCCAGTAATACCGCGAGAGATTCCTGACAAATATCGTCGATATTTCACTATCTTTCAGGAGAGTGTTGAGGAATACCTGCGGGAACTTCAAAGACAAATACACGAAATCACCTTCTACGATGAAGGTCTCCAACAACGATGGGCAGATATAACAAACGGTGACGCAAGGATTGTCTATGATTTTGATGGAAGCCTTCAATTCTTTGTGGGCGACACGAAGGTCATGTGGTTTGATTGGCATGGGAATTTACATACCACCGTTGCGTGGGACCAAATATCGACTAACCTCACCAAGACCAGTAATAGAAATCTTATCGAGTATGACCCGTCTATCCCGTCGATTGACGTTTTCCATGCAGGGAATCAGATACTGCAAATCTCGACAACAGGTATTATTGTAGATAATGCGCATAATGTAAATACTGGTCAAACACTCTCTGGGCATGCGTCTATGAAGATTGTCGATGAGGACTCCGCTACCGGAGCCACATTTATTAGCGTGAAGGAACATAGAGTATTGCAAATAAGTGGAATGACTATCTCTTTGAAAGGAGCTATGAAAATTGTCTCGTAAGTTAGTTTTGATGATGTTGTTGCTTCTTGCGTGTTTCGCGTTTGCAGTGCAAGTCTTTGCAGCCGACCGTAACGAGTGGCAACGGACGGACATGGAGGATAGTAGTTCCGAGGCTATCTTACGGTTGGGGCAAACAGGTTCGGGGCCGATTCTTGAAGGCTATGATGGAACAGTCGCAGCGGGTACACTTGTCTATCGAGTTATGTTGAATGGTACAATATGTACACTTGATAAAATACACGGAATTTATGCTGAGCATCTTTTTAATTTACACGTCCTTGCCAATGACCCTCCAGCCGCTCCGACGGATGAGTTGTTTCTGTACTCCAAGTTATCCGGCGGTGTGCCTTCGCTTTACTCTATGGACGATGAAGGCACGTCGGCCAAGTTCGCAGCAGGCGGTATTTCCGATATCGTAGAGGATACAACTCCGCAACTCGGCGGTGACCTTGATATGTATGGACATGAAATTGAGGGTGTCTCCGAGACGGAGATGGGACATCTCTCAACAGTGTCCTCGAATGTGCAGACGCAGATAGATGGTAAAGTATCTAAGTCTGTGCTCAGCGCGAAGGGGTCGCTTGTGGGAGCTTCTGCGGCGTCAACACCTGCAAATGTACCAGTCGGGTCAGATTATCAAATGCTCATGGCACTCGCCTCCGATGCGGAAGGTGTTGTATGGAAGCTAAAGCACAAACTCGATGGTACAACCGCCCCGACTGTTAATGAAGATTCTGGAGATGGGTATGAAGTGGGGTCAGTGTGGATTGATACTACCAACGATAAAGCCTATGTCTGCCTCGACGCTAGTGTAGGAGCCGCTATGTGGACAGAAACCAGCGGCGGCGAGGCGAACACGGCGAGTAACACGGGGTCGCTCGGTACGGGGCTGTTTAAGCAAAAGGTCAGCAGTGACCTCGAATTCTACAAGATATATTCCGCAAACGACCGTTTAACTGCGGCTCTTTCGGGAACCGATTACTTTGCGCTCACCCTGAACGAGGGGAACATTGTTCACCAAAACCTTTCCGGCGCAGGCACGAATACACACGCGCAGGTGGATACTCACATCGCCGACGCGGCCAAACACCGCGAGATAAACGATGTTGGTACTGGCACGACCGAGTTGTGGAGCGCGAGTAAGATAAACACAGAGCTTGCAGGCAAGGGAGGTTTGCTCACCGTACAGGAAGAGGACGGTGGCCCCAGTGACGCTGCCGTTACGGTTATTAAGGTTCCCAACAACTCCCTCGACATTCCGAGCGCGGGGACGGTTAACATCAACCCGTGGGATATTACCGAAAGGTTTCACATCTATGAGGAGTTTGTGTCAACCGTTTTGCCTGCTAGATGGAACAGCACTGGCTCCGGCACAGGCTCTTCCGTAACGACATTGGATTTGGTTAATGGCGTTATTCGCCTGACATCAGGCACAACGGCTGGAGGAGAGCGTTTAGTATATCTCGGCTCGGCCTCAATTCATAACTTTGCGCCAGCAAACAATATAGTCATGGAGGCTAGGGTACGCACAGGCGCGATGACTGACAACGTGCGGCTACAAGTCGGGTTTACGACATCACTAAGCTACACCGCGACCGAGGCGAAGGCGACGTTCTATGCTGCTAATGGAATCAACTCCGGGTTTTGGATTGGTTATTCATCCACATCAGCCGGAAATCAATCGTTCACCAGCGCAATCGACCCGACGGCGTGGCACACACTCCGAATAGAGGTTTCCTCATCCGCCGTCAATTTTTACATCGACGGAAGTC